TGCAGCCGTCGTCGGGCTCGACCTCGTCGCCGCGCTGCGTGCAGATGTAGGTATCCGGGAACGTGAAGCCGAAGCCCAGCTTTACGGCGCAGTCGCCGCAGTTCGCACAAGTGAATAGCTCTTTCATGCCTGCCCCAATCTCTCTGCGGGCAGTGTCACGGCACGGTCACGCGGCATGAAAAAAGCCCCGCCGTGGCGGGGCCCGCTGTGATCTATTGGATTTTTACCTCGTGGGCCTTGTCCATCTCAAGCTCGATAGCAGACGGGCTCTCGCCTCTGAGGAAAAATGGAATCGGGAAGAAGTCAATCTTCCCCGTTTCCTTGTCGATGGCATACGGAGTGTCGCCCGGGGCCATCTTTCCATCGAAACCGAAACCGACGAACCAATGGTATTTGCCCTCGTATGCGCACACCGGGCCGTATCCGTCTACGGCCTCCTCTTCCAGAATCGGCTTTATGGCCTCTTCCAATGTGAGCATGTCAACCTCTTGTCGTCAGGCACTCGTCGATAAGATCGCCAAACTCGGCGTCGTCAACTCGCGCGAACTCCGTCTCCTCGGCCTTGATTATACCAAAATACCAGCTCACGTCCTCATCGCCGCTCTGTGGGTCTATGAACTTGATAGCGTTTCCCGTCTTTTCCGCAACGAAAACGTGTCGTCCGCTCTTGCCGCAAAGCGCATGGTCCCAGGAAACGGAGACCTCGGCCCTCGCGTCCCCGTTTACCGCAAGGAGGAATGACGTTATTTCTTTCTCCGGCTTATCGCCACCACGTTTCCAAGTGGCCCCCGGAAACACCTTTTTGTACGACTCGGCGCGCGCGAAGGGGTCATATGCCGATATTTTCCCCCACTTGTTCATCTTAACCGGCTTCGCAACGACGTCGAGCCCACGCCGTCTCGCCTCATACGCCGGAACGCACCTTTGGCAGTTGTACGAGTACCTGCCGTCTTTGTCCTTCTTTGTCTTAAAGTTCGGGTTGACCTTGGCAAGGTCGGAGCCTGCGGAATGCTCGCCCTTGATCTCCTTGAAAACGCGCCGACCGTTGACAATGGGCGTCGAACCGGGCGCAAGCGCCGTGTCCAACACCTTCTGCTGGTCGCCGGCACTCATCTTGCGGAACGAGCCGGACGGTATGCCGTAGTCCTCGAGCTGCCGCGAGAGCCGCTTTCGCGCCTCGGTCTTGGACACGCCTGCCGCATCCAGCTTGTGCTTGGTTCCTGGCATTTCCATAAACTCGGAGATGGTACGGTTCGCGGGCTTGGTGCCGTTTACGGCGGGCTTGCCCGCCTTCCATTCCTCGTAGGTCATGCCCTCGGGCAGGCGGCTGAAACGCTCGCCGTCGAGCACGTCGAGTCCGTCACAGCACGCCACCAGCGTGCAGCGGCAGTTGCACGTCTCGGCATACGGCGCCTCCGGGTCGCCGGGATAGCGGCACCCGTTGCCGAACTTCTCGCCGACCTCGACCTTCTCGCGGTCAATCTTCCTGTGGCTCGAGCGCGTGCGCAGGTCGAGCGTCGCCACCCATTCCTGCTGCACATTGATGCCGAGCCCCTTGGCCCTCTTGTAGCTGTCGACGCGCCCGGCGTTCTCCGCCGCCGTCGTCGAGGTCCGCGCCAAGCGCACCGCCGCCGCGTGGTTGGACCCCGCCACGTCCTGGATGCGCTTCGCGATCTTGGGTATCGACTCGCCGAGCAGCACGCCCTGCGTGATCTGGTTGGCTATGAGCCGGCGGTTCCACGCCACGTCCTTGGCGACGTTGACGGACGGCTTTGGCAGGTAGCTGTCGTGGTCGGTGAGCAGCCTCTGGACGGTTGACGCGTCCTGCAGTGCGTAGGCCGTGTCAACGCCCACGGCGCTCTCGACCTGCCACGTGCCATAGTTGTAGTTCTCGGCGTAGACCTCGGGCAGCCTGCCCTCGATGGCGGCGGCTGCGACGACGTTCGCGTGCGTCATGGCCTCGGCGCACTGCTTGAGGACGATTCGGTAGCGCCTGCCAGCCGCTATCTTCCCGCTTCGCCAAGACCTGTATTGCGCCTTGGTGATCTCGCCGGCCTCGAGACGCTCGCGCATCTTCTCGTCGTCGGCCTCGAACTGCGCCAGATGGCGCTTGAGGTTGGCGTAGGCCGTCTTGCTCGCCTCGCCGTACACTCCCGCCACCTCGCGCTCGAACGCCCGAATCTCGGCGTCTGAGAACTCGTGAGCGCTATCCTTCGCCATGCGCCGCCTCCAATCGTCGGCACGCATGGTCGCCCGCGCATAACGGAAAAGGGCCCCGACCGAAGCCGGGGCCCTTCCCTACTCGCCATCTGCCTCTAGCATCTGGCGCACCTCGTCGCGCCAGCGCTCGGGAACGCTCTCGAGCGTGCGCTTGCCGCTTTTCACGGCGCGGTAGTAGATCTTCGCCAAGTTACTCACCTCCAACGATGTCGCCGAGCTCGAGAAGGGCCTCTTGCGAGTCGGCGACCTGCTGCTGGAGCGATGCAATCTGCTCCTCCATGCTCATGCCGTCCGCCTCGTGTGCCGTCCAGACGGTGTCAAAGTCGGCCTTTGCGCCATCGACCGTCAGCTCGCCCGTCGGGTCGGTGAAGTGCAGCTCCTCGTAGGTAAACACCTTCACCTTGACGGAACCGCCCTCGCCGCCCTTCTCCTCGCGCTCGCCCTCGGCGATGCCGCGGCGCAGCCAGACGTCGGTCCCCGCGATCTCGACCGTCTCGGGCCTCTCGCCCGTTCGCTCCGACTTCACAACCATATTTTTCCTCCTAACCCACGGCCCTCGCCGCGTTGAATATGCACCGCTTGACGTTCATCTGGTGCTCCATGACAGCCGTTTTCAGCCAGCCCCAGTAAGAGCACACGCGCCTCGCCAAGCGCTCGGTGCGCCTGCGCATGTAGCGCGCGAACGCGCGTCGCAGTCGTTTCCAGAGCCTCTTTCGCAAGTCGACCCGGCGCCCGCGAGCGCACCAGATGCGATAGCCCGCGAAGTCGATGGGCTCGGCGCCGTTGCGCCTCACCTTCCACGGCTTCAGCGACAATCCTAGCCGCCCCAAAACGCGTGCGGCGATGGCCGCGGCCTTCCTGAGCGAGCGCTTTGAGTTGCCGAGAAAATAGCCGTCGTCGGCGTACCACACCTGACATCCCGCGAGCCTCACGCGCTTGCCGCGCCGCTCCTTCGCCGCCTCCTCGACCGCGTGGTACGCGAACGAGATCACGAGCGCCGCCAACCGAAGCGACAGGTAGCTGCCGAGGATAAGGACGCCGTTCATCGTCGACAGCAGCGAATGGAGCAGGTAGAGGACCTGGCTGTTCTTGACGTAGCGCGCCACCAGACCCTCCACCATCGCCGTCTGCATCGAGCCGTAGCAGTTGCGGATGTCGACGTGTACGTGGTAGGCGAAGCGATGAACCGCGCGCCTGAGCTTGCGCATCCCCAGCGCCGCACCCTTGCCCTTGACGCCGCTCGACACCTGCCAGAAGCCGACCTTGGCGGCAAGGAGCGGCTCGAGTGCCCCAACGCACAGGTAGTTGCACACCTGCCGCTTGATACTCTCGACGCTTATCTCGCGCAGCTTGCCGTTGTTCGGGTCGTGCTTCAGGTAGGTTCGAATCGGCTCGAACGTAAGCGTCTCGGTCGAGAGCTCTAGCCAGATGCGGTCGACGAACGCCGTCTCGGTGCCGTATTCGTCGGCGACGCGCCAGCCGTTCTCCTTGCCGGAGTCGCTTTTCTTCCATCGGTGCAGGGCCTCGACGACGCTCTTGCGCGTGAACTCGAGGCCCTTGCAGTAGGTTTTCATAGATCAAAGCTCTTTCTGTCTGTCATACGAGCGTTCGCCTTGCGGTTACCAGCCCGTGAGCCTTGCGGACAAATTTCACTCAAAGGAGTCAGGCTGAGCCGCGTCCCGCCAGAAAGCGGCGGGCGCGGTAGACACGGTGCGAGTAGAGATTTATAGACAGATTGCCGGGAGACGAAGTTCCAAGTGGCCCTACCGGACCGGCTCCGCGAGTCCGCGCAACGAAGACCGGCATACGAGCCGTACCACAGGCTGCCGAGGAACGGGACCAGACGGATTGTGCCCTTGACCTTACCTCCGGAGGTGTCGAAGTAGAAGTAGTCGCCGACACCGGTCGTCGCCGAGCCGCCGAGCCCCTTGCCCAAGATGAGGCCGTTGACGAACTGGATGTCGAGCATATAGCCGTCCGCCGTCGGCATGCACGCCGCCGTCGGTGTCACCCCGTCCGCCACGGCGTTCTTCTTCTCATTGCGAGTGTCGGGGTTGACCGCGATACCGAAGCCCGTCCCATCGGAGACGAAGAGCGTATCGCCCATGAACTCCCACAGGCCCAGCCCCGTCTCGACGCCGCCGACCTTGAACGGATGCTTGCCGTCCTTCGCCACCTGGCCGTCACCAACGAGGGCATCGGTGTTGCCCGTGCACCACGGCGCACTCTGGAGCCATGTGTTCACGGTCGTGTCGAACGCCTTGGCGACGTCCATGAGAAGCGCCACGTTGCCGTCTGCGAGCGTCTCCTTGCCGCCGACAACGGCACCGTCGAACACGTCGCATGCGGCTGCGGCGCCTCGGTCTGGGCACGTGGTGCCCGTGTCGGTGCCGTACATCATCGACGCACCCACGGGAATCTTCGCCGCCTGCTCGGCGGTGACGACCACGCGCGTGACGCCCATCTCGGCGAGCGCCGGGTGGACCTGGATGTTGAAGTCCGTGCAGCCCGGGAAGTCCACCTGGGAGGACTTGCAGAGCGTCTTGGTCAACTGGTGGAAGTTGATATACCACTGGTCGTAGACGCTCATGCCCGAGTAGCCCGTGGTCGCGGTCTTGCAAAGGTCGACGAGCGAGTCGTGCGACGTCGTGCGGTTGGCGACCTTCGCGCCCGAGACGGAGCGCGGGCGCCCTTCAGCGTCGATGCTCATGGGGTATGTCGGCGTCAGCATGTACGGTCGCAGCGTGCCGTCCGGCAGCAACGCCTTGGGGTTCGGCTGCGAGCCGCTGAATCGGCTGTCGGACCACGAGACGAGCAGGTTGCCGTTCGTCAGCACCTCGACCGCCTGCCAAACGACCGGCGCGATCTCGTAGACGTTGTTGCCGTGTCCGTTGTCCACGCGCGAGAAGCCGTAGTCGACGCCGTCGATGGCCTCGACCCACGGCACGCCGTCGGCGTCGGCACCGGCGTTGGCGGACACGTGGAACCACGGGCCGCCCTCGGTGTCGAACGGGTCGACAGCCGCGCTCGTCGCCGTCGCGGGCACGAACTCGGTGGAGGCCACGCGCTTCGCGGCGGCGCTCATGGGCTGGATGTCGGTGGGGCTGCCCGCCGGGATGAGGAACGTGTACACCAGCCCCGTCTTGTGCTTGTCCACCATCGCGGCGACGCTCTCGTTGGAGTAGCGGCCCGTCGAGGCGTCGCGCTCGAGCGCCTTCTGGTCGCCCAGATTCTTCACCGCGCCGACAAGCGCCCACACCGCCTTGTCCGATGCCAGCGGGTCCGCGTAATCGAACCCCTCGGTTGCCTGCTCGGTTGCCTGCTCGGTTGCCTGCGTATCGGCCATTTAGGCACCTACCTTTCGCGTCTGGCAAATCTTGCCGTTTACCTTCTTGAGTCCCAGCGCCGTCACGGCAGCCGCCGAGTCGATAATCGACTGGTAGTTCATGGCTGCCGTCTTGGCGTCCTTGAGCGCCGCCTGTGCGTCGGCGAGGGCCTTGGTCGAATCCTGCTCGCGCTTCTGCTCGGCAGTCTTGCGTCTGGCCTCCGCCTCCTTGCGCCCCGTCTCGTTTTGCCCGCGCTCGGTCTCTTTCTCCTTGCGCACGGCCTCGGCATCGGCGCGGCCCTTCTCCGCCGTTGCGACAGAAGCCTTGAGCTGCTTGAACTCGTTGTTGACCTTGTTCACGCTATCCGCCGCGTCCGTCGCGGGCTTCTTGAGCTCCGCGATCTGCTTGGCGGTGAGGTCGCTATATCTCAGCGCGTCGCCCTTCGGCACGCCGACGACCAGCACGTTGCCCTCCATCGCCGCCGTTGCCTCCGAGCCCGAGGCAAGAGTCGTGGCGCGTGCCCCCTTGACCTCCGCGGCGACAGCCTTGTCGCGTGCGGCCTCCGCCGCCTTCTGCGCGGCCTTGGCCTCGTCTCGCGCCGTCTCCGCGTCCTTGATGGTGCGCTGGTCGCTCGGCTCGTAGATGTACTCGGCGGGCTTGGCTCGCCTCTTTACGTCCCAGAGCGCCTCGATGCGCGTGCGCCCGCCGTATGCCTCGTCCGTGATGTAGGCCCATGCGTACACGCGCCCAGCCGCCTGGAGCAGCTCGTCGGGAATCTTCGCCTTGCTGTCGGCCACCGCAACCGTGTAGCACGTCCCCGTGGTCGACTTGGCGAAATGCACCTGCTCGCAGCCGACAACCTCGACCTCGCGCCCGGTGTCCCACTGCCACAGCTCCCCGTCAAGCACCTGCAATGCCGCCATCACTCATCACCTTCCTCGTCCTCGTCGCCCTCCTGGGCACCCTTCGCGTTCGCCGCCAGGGCGGGCGGCAGCGCTGCCATGCGCTCCTCCTGCTCCCGCTGCTTGCGCTCCAAAATCTTCGCCCTCTCGTCGGGCGTGATGTTCGGCAGCTTTCGCAGGATCGTCTCGTCGTCCAGATACTCGGCCTCCAGGCACACGGTCTCGACCTGCTCCTTGGTGTTGCTGATGCGAGTGTGCGTGAACACGGGCGTGTCCTCGATGCCCTGGAGGGCGAGGATGTCCATGATACCCTCGCGGATGTGGCGCTCAAACTCGGCGGCCTCCTCGTCCATCGGCTGGTATGCCGCGTCGATATGGTCGTTGGTCGCACCCGCCGCGATGGTGTGGACGTCCAGCGCGCCGAAGTCCTCGTAGATGTCGGCCTTGATCTGCGCCAGCGTCTCCTTGCGGCCCTCGACGGGCACCTCCTGCGTGTACGGCGTCACGGACTGCCCCTGCTCGGCGTCGACCTCGGCCACGTGCGTCAGCTTGAGCTTCGCCCTCCACAGGTCGAGGTCCCTGTCGTCCATGCCGCCGGCTCCGTTGATGAGCCAGTAGATCTGCGCGCAGTCGCGCGTGTCGTTCACCAGTCCGCTCTTGATCAGGTCGTAGGCGTCGATGCTCTCGCGCATGCCGACGAGCGTGCTCTGGTGCGCGTCGCTGCCCCAGACCGCCACGATTGGCAGACGGGAGTAGTTCTCCGCATCGACGGCCAGCTTCATCCCGTCCGCCGGTATCTCCCGATACGTGACCTTGTAGGCGCGCTTGGCCTCGGCCACCTCGAAGTCGAAGCCGCTGCCGCCCGACACCATCTCCGTGTAGCCGTCCTGCTCGTAGAGTGTCGCGTGCCACGGGTGGTCGGAGTCGAGCCGCCAGAACCTCACGCCGGCGTATAGCGCCCCCGAATACTCGTCCCACACCGGGCAGAACTCGTCGGCGGTGAAAACGTCGATGTGGTCGAGGTTCCAAAACGGGAATGACACACCGTGGATGAGCGCCTTGAGCCCCATCTCCATGACGTCGTCGTCGAAGCGGTCGCCAAGCCCCTCCTTGGTCGTGTCCTTGCCGCCCGCCGAGACGTCCACGAAGCTCACGCCCTTACCGAGCGAGTACGTGCAGCGCTGGACGTTTAGGCGCTTGAACAGGTTGCTCGCCAGCCTTAGCTTCGAGGCCGTGAAGTCCTCGGCCTCGGCACCGGAGCACGAGTAGATCTTCTGCACGAAACGGTTGATCGTGACGTTGTGCTGGCGGTAGTACTCGTTCGCGGTGACGGCGTTGCGGTACATCTCGCTCGACATGTGCCGCTCGATGGCATCGGCCGCGAACGCCGTCGCCGACGCCGCCGCCTTGAGGTCGCCATCGGTCACCAAAGGCCCCTTAGACAAAGCCGCTACCTCCCTTCAAAAAATGGGTTTACCTGCCGTTTCGCAGGCTTGTACATGCGCAGTGTTGCCACGCCGTAACGGAGCGCGTCGCAGCTGTGGTCCTCGACCTTGACGGGCCTGTCGCCGTCCGCCTTGGCGTCCCAGCAGTAGCCGCCGAGCTCGCCTATCAGCCCCGTGCAGGCGTCGGAAATGCGCACCGTGCCGTTGCCCAGGCACACATCCGTCTCTCGTATGCCGTCCGCGACGTCGTTGCGCCCATTCTTGGTCTTGAACCCGGCCTGCCGCATCGCGGCGATGAAGCTCGTGGCACTCGGGTCGATGATGAACTTGGGCGGCTTGCTCAGCCCGCGCACGAAGTCGGCCATGTCGGCCACGTAGTCGGCGTCCGTCTTCTGGTGTCCCGTGTCGCGGCCCGAGTAGCGGTACTCGTCCACCACGTGCCACACCTTGCCGTCAAATGCCCACAGCAGCGCCGCGAAGGCGTTCTGCGTGCCGTAGTCGCAAGACACCGCGTACTTGGCGGCGCTGCCCGTATACCGGCTCTCGAGGGCACCTTCCCACCCGGGGTAGACCAGGCCCTCGGCCAGCGTCCACTTGCCCAAGATGTAGCGGTCGTAGTACACGCCGCTGCCGTAGTCCTTGATGAGGGCCTCGATGACATCCGGTGCCAGCGCACCGTCCCAGATCGTGTAGTCCTGCCTGTAGATGTCGCTGTCGCCGTCGAGGAACCGCTTGAACCAGTGGTTCGGGCTGTCGGGGTTACAGGTGCCGTCGAAGCGGCTGTGCTCGCAGCGCAGGCGGCTCTTGAGCATCTGGAACACGTCTTCGCTCCACGTGGCGACCTCGTCGCCGTAGACCCACTCGAACGTGGCGCCCTGAATCTTGGATACGCTTGTCTTCTTGTCCGCCCCGAGGCAGTAGACCTTGCGCCCGAAAATCTGGGCCGTGTTGTCCCGCCCGATCTGGCTGACGACGTCTTCGCTGTAAAGTGAGCGCATCGGCTCGAGGATGTTGCGCTCGAGCGTCGAGCGGGTGTTCCCGATCATCACCGCCAGCCCCTCGCCCCTCATGGCGAGAAGCCTCTGCGGTATGGTCACGGCTATGTCGACGTAGCTCTTGCCCGAGCCCGTCGCCCCGCACTTCACGTTGTAGCGGTGCGTGCAGTTGGCGAGGTACTCGCGCTGCATCCTCGTGAGCGGCATCGGCTACTCGTCCCCGCCGATTGAGGACGGCACGGACAACACCAGCTCCTTGGCGGCCTTGAGCACCGCCGTGTCGGTGGTATCCATGATGCGCTGCGCCTTGGCGTACTCCTGCGGGTACTTGCGCTCCAAAAGCCACGCCGCCGCCTGCCAGCTGTCGCCGCTCGCGTCCATGATGCGGCCCACGAGCGTCGCTTTGCGCTCGACTTCGGCCTTTTTTAGAACGTGACACAGTTGACGCTGATTGTCTGTTCTGGGGTGGTTGATCCAGCGGCTGTATGTCTCACGTGCGACCCCGAGATACGCGGCGATGTCCCTGTCGGTCATTCCGGCACGGCACAGGCGGACGGCATCCTCGATGCCCTCCTTGGTCAGTTTTTCACGCCCTTTTCCCGCCACAAAATCACATTTCCGCTGGTAGATAGCCATGTGGAAACGCGAACGTTCCCACCTTTTTACGCACGTGGACAAGCGCGTGCGTTTGCCCACGAGCGTAAAAAGGGGGTAACGTTTAAAGAAAAGGCCCCGGTTTCCCGGGGCCTTTCGGCTACTCGACCTTGGTCGACTTGATTCTGATCACCTCGGCCAGCCTCTCAAACGTCTCCGTCCAGCTTCTGCCGTCTGTGCGCGGCCTGTCGTATGCGGTTGCTCTCCGCCTCTTCCTCGAGCCGCCTCTTCCGCTCCGCCAGATAGCACCCCTTACACAGTCTCCACTTCTTCGCCTGCGCCGACGTGTCGAACACGGGCCGCGCGTCGCACACGATGCACAGCCCATCCGTTCCGGTCGAGAAGCGCCCGTACCGCTGCCGCGCGTGCCTCACGGCGCTCGGCGTCACCCTCAGCTCCGCCGCGATCTCCGCCGCCGTCCGCTCCGGGTGCGCCTGCATCCGCCTTATCATCTCGTCCGTCCAAAGAACGTAAGAGGAGCGCCCCTTCCGGAGCGCCCACTCGTCCCTCAACGGATGTGTTGACTTTGTAGATGGGCCTTTTGGCCCATCTCCTACAGGCTGCCTACACGCCATTCGCATACCCCCTCGCGCTCGGTTTGCTTCGGCTACCATACCAAGCGCCGGGGACCACCTCACGCACAGCGCTTGATTATCGCCCCGCACTTCGGGCAATGGACGGCCTCATACGCCAGCATGTCCCCGAAGCCGATATGCTCCCAAATCCGTCCGTCCCATCCGCAGTCGGAGCAGTGGAAGTAGCCATCGGCCATCCGCTTGCCCGGGATGAACGGATCCTGCTTGTGCTCGACAAGGTCGTGGCACACCGGACGGTCGATTAGGCCGGCCACCTCCAGAAGGCTGTCGGAATCGAAACCCTCCACCGCCTCGCCTCGATAGAACCCGACGGTGTCGGCCGCGATGAACTCGTCGACGTAATGGCGGTTCGCCGCGAGCTCTCGCAGGTTCTCAGCTACCTCGCGACGCTTCTCATCGCTAATCCTCATACAGAACCTCAAGCCCGTACGCGACGGCGGCATCATGCTCGATGCGGCATCCGCGTGCGTTCTCCCAGCCCTTGCAGAAGTAGGCCGCATGGCACAGGCTCATGTTCTCAAGAGATTTCGCGAGATAGCAGAGCGGAACCTGCACCACGCCGCGCTCCTCCATAGCCTCGTCGCTGTACCACTCGTCAGTGAATAAGGTGTTCACGAACTCGTAGCCCATCTCACGCAGCTTAGCGTGCGCCTTGTCCCTCGCCTCCGCGATCTCCTCGTCGGTCTTGCCGGCCATGGGCTGAGAAATCATCGCTCGTTTAGTCAACATAGCTCACCCTTTCATTCCATAGATCTGCGGCGAACTCCTCGGCGTACTCATAGTCCGTCCGTGCGCCGCATCCCAAGCAGCTCACGTAGAAGGTGCGCAGACCTTGATACTTGCCCTGCTGCATCTCAGCATCGCCACCACAGAACGGACAGGGCTTCAGCTCGATCTCGTCCATCAGTCCTCCTTGCGCTGGAATCCAAGTTGCTCGGTTATGTCGTTCTCGTTGAACATCCACGCGTACATATCGAACACTTCATCTGAGCCGTCGATGACGACCCTCCGTACGTTCACCTCTTGCAGGCGGCCATCCTTGCACATGACCACGGCAACCGGCTGACGGGTTTTACCCGTATCCCTGCTGCTCGAGGATATGCAGCAGTCAAGGTCAGTGGTCGTCTTGTCGAATACGCCGACGAGCAGCGCTTTCTCGTAGCCGGTCTTCGAGTCCGTCTTGAACATCTGGACGAAGCACGGCACCAAGTCGTTAGTTAGCATCACTCTCACCCTTCAAGTTACGTCCGCAGAACGGACAGTAATTAATCGGGATGCTCCATGCGTACGGCGGGTCGGCAACGATGACGTGCTCGCCGGTGCTCGTCTTGTTAATCCACATCTCGACGCCCTCGCCGTAATCGCCGAAGTTGAAGCGCGTCGGGCCGCACATCACACAGCCGTTAGACATCGTCCTCACCCCTCAGCTTGCGGATGCGGTCGGCGATGTCGTGCATGACAACCCTTTCGCAGGTTTCGCCTTTGTCGGCGATGCACGATGAGCAGTTGCACGCATTCTTGCCAAAATAGGCGCAGGCTTCGTAATTCAGCGCGTCCGCGCCCCTGCCCAAGTCCTCTTCCAGCTTCTTCCATGTGTCTGGCGTGGTGAGGTACACGAGTGCCGGATCGAGTGCAAATCCACGGTCGGTAATCGCACGCCATTTGTTCGACCATCCGTCACTCAAATCAAAGTCCGTGGTGAATGTCCAGCGCACGATGCTATATACGTTCCCGACACGGTTGAACAGCGCCACGGTATCTAGAGGTATCTCTCGTCCCTCGGCATCTTTCGGCAATTCGATACTCATAGCCCAAACTCCTCGTAGTCGCGGCACTCGCCGCACTCGTCCTCGCAGTACAGCAGGTTCTCCATGAGCCACGCCACGGCCCACTTCGCCAGCCGCCAGAAGCCCTCCTTGCGCTCCGGCGCCTCGGCGTCGAAGGCGCGCTCAAACTCGAGGTGGCAGTAGCCGTAGTCGACGTGGATGTCGCTGCTGCAGAAATGCCTGCAGTTCCCGCACATCCTGGGCTCGCAGGCCCCGCCGAAGTGGCGCTCGATGGCGGCGTCGGTCACCCCCATCGGGTAGCCGCCGACCCTCGAGTCACTCATCGCAGTCCGCCCCCCCTACGCTCTCGTCGAGCAGGTCGATGGCATCCCCGACGGTCGCCTCGATGCTCGTCAGCTGGCGGCGCAGGTTCTGCACGAGGTTCGCGCCGGCGACCTCCGCCCTTCCCGCCTCGTAGGCGCGCTCGATCATGTCGGTCACCGCGACCTGCATCGCCGTGTCGTTGTAGCCGCGCCTGACGTGATACTTCCCCAGGTAGGCGTGCGCCCTGTCCTGCGGCCTGCACTCGCGGTCGAAATGGAACACCTCGACCGCGTCGGCCTTGATCTGATCCAAAGTCTCCATCACAAACGTCCCCTCTCTCGGTTCCTCTCGTTGCAGCGCTCGATTGCCGCGTCCACGTCCTCCTGCGTGAACCCCTCAGCGTCGAGCAGGCTGACGACCGCCTGGACCACGTCCATGCACTCGTCGATAAGGTTCTGGCGGTACTCCCTGCGCGCCGTCATGATCGGGCTGAGGCGCATGTCGTCGCAATCCTGCCAAGCGCCGTATACCTCGGCCGCCTCCTAGAGCGGCTTGAGCGCCTGCACCTTGGGTACGTCCGGCTCATCGAGCGCCCCGAACTCGAACCTGTATCCGTCGCGCATCAGATGCGCCTCCCTTCCGCCAGCGCCGCACGCATGACGTTGACCTCTCGGCCCGACTCACTCCTCGTTCCGAGGTACACGTCCACGGGCCGCTTGCTCGCATCCCTTCGCGCCACGTTCTCGCACCACCCGCAGCAGTACCTCTGGTTCCTGTACGCCGTGCGGAACCGCCTGCCGCACTGCCCGCACACGAGCACGTAGCCGCCGCGCCGGTCCCGCGACTCAGCCCTCATGGCGCGCCTCCCAGTAGTTGCACCTCGCGAGCCCCTGCGTGGCGTGCACGAAGTCGGTGCAGCGCATGCACGTGTACCGCTTGCGGCCCTCGCCGGACGCCGTCATGACCGCCTCGCTCACGGCGCAGAACCCGCACGTCTCGCAGCGGGCGCTGCGCGGCCCCTCGTCGTAGATGCTCGCGGACCCCTTCGGTCTGCCCATGTTCTCGTTCCTCTCGGCGTCCAAGCTCATGACGCCCTCCTCTCGCATGCGGCCCTCGCATCAAGCAGACGCCGCGCGTCCTGGTACGCCTTGAGCGCCACCGGGTCGGCGGTCGTCCCCCTCGGGGCCTTCACCTTCGCCGGGTCGATACCCGGGTGTTCCTCGCGCCACCTGCGCTCGAGCTCCGCCCTCGTCTGCTCGGGCGTCCTCGTCGGCTTGAACGTGGCCGCCTCGACCTCCGAGGCGGTGGGCTTGCCCCTCGCCCGGTCGTCGGCGTCGATGCGCTTCTGGCGCCTGGACCAGTCGAGCGCGAGGGCGCCCCAGTTGCTCACCGGCTGGCCGTTGCCCTTGATCCAGCCCTGAGACTCGAAGTAGGCCCAGAAGGCGTCCGGGTCGCCGCTCAGGCAGTTGGCGCCGAAGTACTCGCGGGCCTCCTCCAGCGACGGCGGCTCGAACTCGGGCGGCGCGGCGGGGGCATCGCCCCCATCACAGGACAGCTCAGCACAATCCAGTTCAGGACAGGACAGGACAGGACAGGTTAGGTTAGGGTTTTCACTTTCCGAAACCTGCGTTTCGGGTTTGTCGGAAACTGGTTTCCCGTTTGAAAAACCTAGGTTTTCACTTTCCGAAACCTGCGTTTCGGGTTTGTCGGAAACTGGTTTCTTGCGCGGGCGGCCGCCCTTGCCGCCCCTGCCGCGCGCGTCCTTGGAGTTGTCGATGGCGTTCTTCATCGCCTTGAAAACGCGGCGGAGGTGCTTCGGAAGGTCGGCCTCGACGCCGTGCAGCCCGTACATCATGATCGCGTCGGCGAGCATCGCGCGGTCGCGCAGGTCCTCGGGGTCGCTCGCGTCGAAGTCGTCGTAGACCTCGGCGAAGCTGTCGAACACGGTGAAGGCCATCAGAACCACCCCCAAAGGATTGAAGAGAAGAAAAGGAAACCCGCGGAGAAGGAGGCGGCGAACAGGGCCGCCTCCCAGTGGTCGCGGATGATGTCTGGTACGTGCCTCATCAGAACGGGATGTCCTCGTCGTACACGTCCAGCTGCTGCTGGGCTGGTGCCGGCTGCGGCGCTGCCTGCTGGGGCCGCTGCGGTGCCGTCTGCGGGGCCTGCTGGTAGGCCTGCTGGGCGTTCCATTGCGGCGCGGGCTGCTGGGGCGCCGGCTGCGGGGCGTACGCCTGCGGTGCCTGCTGGGGCGCGTACTGCTGCTGGTAGCCCTGCGGCGCATACTGCGGCGCCTGCTGGCCGTTGGGGTTCTGGCTCATGAGCACGACCTCGTCGGGGATGATCTCGACCTTCGAGCGCCTGCCGCCCCCGTTCTTGTCCTCCCAGGAGCTGTAGCGCAGCCTCCCCTCGATTGCAACCTTCATGCCCTTGTGCAGGATGCGCGAGAGCGCCTCGGCGCGGTTGCCGAACATGGTGCAGTCGACGAAGTTGGGATAGTCCTCCCACTCGCCCGTCTGCGCGTTGCGGCGGCGGTCGTTTACCGCCACGCCAAAGGACAGGACCTGCGTCCCGCCGGCGGTGGCGCGAAGCTCGGGGTCGCGGGTGAGGTTGCCGCTGATGTTCACTCGGTTGATGCTCACTGCCCGTCCTCCTTCGCGGTCATGTTGTTCTTGATAAACGCGACAAGGCGCGGCCCCTGCATGTAGCCCAGGCCGCTCACGCGGCGACCATCGGGGATGTCAAGCGCCTTGACGATCACCTTCGCCGTGACCGGGCCGATGCCCGGGAACGAGCGGGCGAACTCCTCGACCTTGAGCTTTGCCGCGATGGGTGCCTCGATGGCAACCTCGGGCGGGATGTTCCCCGCCTTGCAGGCGGCCTTGAACGCGGCACGCTCGCGGCGCGTGTGGATGGCCTTCGCCATCGCCTCCTTGCGCTGCTCCGGCGTTCGGAGCGGCGGTAGGTTCTTCTCCTCCATGTCCTACATCCTCTCGACGTATCCGTGAATGTCGTTGTCGACCATGACGGCCCTCACGCGACGTAGCTCGTCCGCCGTGGCGCACTCGATGACCACGCGGTAGCCCCTCTGTGGTGCTGGAGCCGCATCCTCGGCCACATCCGGCTCGGGGCGCGACGGGACCACCCGCACGCACCTCGGCACGCCCAAGGGCGGCTCTGGCTCCTCGACGGGCATCGGCTCGGGGTCGGGCGGCAGCGGCGCGGGCTCTGGCGCGGGCGACATCGCCTGCTCGTAGGTCGACACGAGCGCGGCGGCCTTGGCGACCTCCTCGTGGTGCGCGGCGACAGCCGCCGCCACCTCGCCCGAGTCCATCGGCAGCGTCCTCGTCCACCACGCCACGGCCCACGCCTTCTCGTCCTCGTCCGCGTAGTCGAGCCCGTTGACGAACTTGAACTGGTGCAGCAGCTCGCCCACGCGGCGCTCGATGATGTTCTTGGCCTTGACCTCGCCGAAGCTCGCGTTGAGCCACCTGTCGTCGGCGATGCGCTCGTAGGGCACCAGCGGCCCCATCTCGCCCGCGAGGTCGTAGTAGTGGCCCTTGAGCGCGGTGAGTCGGCGGGTCCTGCACTCGCCGTCGTAGCGGTCGATTTCGGCCTTGTACTCATCGGATAGCTTGTCGATGGGCGCCGTTATCTCGCCGATGGTCTTGTCGAACGTCTTGAGCAGGTCGCTGTACTTCTTCTTCGCGGCCTTGCGCTGCGCCTCGATGGGCTTCTTCACGTCGTTGACCGCCGCGCGGTACTTCTTCGCCGCCTTGAAGTCCTCGTCATTCTCGATGTGCTTGACGTCCACGTAGTCCGCCAGCTTCTCATCGACGTTCTTCTTGAGCTTCGCCAGCTTGTCCTCGAGCGTGTCGTCGATGGCGAGCGACGCCACCAGCGTGTCGAAGTCCTCCTCGAGCGGCACGGCCTCGACCGCCAAAACCTCGTCTGCCATTAGAAGCCTCCCAGCAGGTCGTCGTCGGTCGCATACTCGGCGGGCGCGGGCTCATAGACGGGCGCGGGCTCCGGCTCGGGGGCGGCGGGCTCGGACTGCGCCTTGCGTGCCGCGATCTCCTCCTCCATCCACGAGGCCGCGCGGCGCGCCTGCATGAGCGTCATGTCGTGCATGGAGCCCGACGTGCAGCCCACGGCGGCGCAGATGGCCGCCATGGCCCCGGCGCTGTCGAGCGCGGTCGCCGCCATAAACGGCTTGAACAGGTCGCGCACGGGCTGCAGGTCGGCCACGGGCTCGACGCTCTCGGCCTCGACAGTCTGAGTGCCGGCGCGCATGTCCTGCGCGACCTTCTGGTCCATCTCCTCGCCCGTGTACATCCCGCCGAACTCGTCGGGGTAGGCCAGACGCCACGCGCCGGCCTTGGCGCACTTCTCGATCATGACGCCCGGCATCTTCGCCCAGTTGCTCTTGCCGGTGCTGTAGTCGGTGAGCGCCAGCTCGACGTATGCGGGCTTCTTGCCGTCGGTGAACGCGACCTCTGCCCAGCCGCCGATGAGCTGCTCCCCGATCATCTTGTAGACGGCGGAGCCCTTCTTCTTGACGACCTTGCCGTCGCGGAGCACCACGACGCCGCTGTCGATGCCGCCGTAGTTCGGCTGCTTGTTCGCGCGGCGGTTTAACACCTGGTAGTTCGTGATGATGCTCGCCGGGGCGTTGCCGTACTTGACGAGGTAGACATCCTGCGTGAACGGGTTGAGGTGCTGGCGGTTGCAAAGCTCCACGCACAGCGCCAGCTCGCTGTCGGTGGCGTTGGGGCACAGGCGCTCGCGGATGTCCTGCGAGGTGAACTTGACGGGCCTGCCCGCATCGTCCTTGTACTCGATGATCCCGTTAGCCATTGATGGTCACCTCTCCGTCCTCGATCTCGACCTTCTCGATGTTCACGCCTGCCAGCTCGGCGAACACGCCGCGCGGCCCGTTCAGCTTGTAGATGTGCTCCATGCGGCCAGCGCTATCGACAATACGGTCGTAGATTTCGAGGTCCTGCGCATCGGCTCCCAATAGCTTCAGACTGAACAGAAGCCCGTAGGCGATGCCGCGCAGGCACGCGGGCTTAAGGCCCCTTTTCCCTATCTCAGCGCCCTTCTCGTCCGCGACGAGGATTAAGTTCGTGGCAAACTCGTCAAGCACCTCGAACGCATCGCCATCGACTTGGACTTTTATGTGCATGTACTCCATTGCTTAATCTCCGTTTCTACTTTTTCTCTTCGGCTGGGTCTGCCCAGCCGCGATATACCTGTATGTCCATGTGCGGTTCGATTCCGCGCCGACGGGGCCACTTGACCACGTGGACCTCGGCCACCTGGCTGTCGTCGCCCCAGACCGCCCCGTTCATCCCGTCCATCACGAGCTTGGCGATGTTGTCCGCGTCCGGCTTGAACGTGTTCAGTTCCGACGTGACGCGCTTCGGCCTCGACACGGGCAGCGGCTCGTACACGTCGATGCGCACCGCGACGGGCACCCTGAACGGGAACAGCAGCCCCTTGAGCTCCGGGTACGCCTCCCGCATGGCCCCGAGCGCCGCGTCGCGGATGGCGGCCTCGTTGCGGATGGTCTCGTTTGGCGTGTACATCCGGGCGTGCCTGCGGTCGAGCCTGTGGCGCTGCTTGCCCGCCACGAACGGGACGGTGAACGCGAATCGCCTGCCGATCACAGTACCGACCCCATCCCGAGCGCCACGCGGATGCCATCCGCCGCGAGCAGTATCGCCCGCAGGACGTAGGGCATGAGCGCGTACACCGCGAACAGGAGCGCGATGTACGCAGCGCACCTAAGCAGCCTCGATGCCATGCGTTCCCTCCTCGATCCACTGCTCCACCCATTCCGGGCGCACCATGCGCCCTACCTTGCGCCCCTCGGGCAGCTGCGAGCGCAGGCGGCCCGCCTTGCACTCGCAGCGCAGCGTGTCGTATGGCACCCCCGTCACCCTCGACGCCTCGCGCAGCGTGTACATCAGCTTGTGGCGGATGCCTAGCTCGTCGGCCATCTGCTGGAACGTTTTGGCTCTGCTAGAATCCATGAGTGACCTCCTTTCAGGTCTGGAGCCGTCCCCGCTTTCCACACCGGGCGGCTCTTTTTTTGCTTGCTTTCGGGGCCTCGCCCCCGGCACGGCACCGGTAGGGAACGTCCCCGCGGATGGTTATCGGAGAGCCGCGGGGCAACGGTGCCGCCCCGGGAGCGGGGCCCGCGGGTTGCCTGAGCGGCAATACCTGCGTTTCCGCGTTATTCGCGCGGTAGGCTTCGGGCCATGATTCGGAGACAGCCGACATATCGACCTAGGCACGCGAAGCCGGAGGCGCCTTTCAGGCGCGCCCTCCGGTCGGCGCTAGCGCTTTTTGTGCGCTCCTCCCTCATCGGGACGCTCAGCTGGGCCGCGGGCTTCATCCCCGGCATCCCGGGACTCTTTGCGCAGATAGCGCTTCAGCTCCTTGATTCGCTCATCGATCAGATGCAGCTTGAGGATGATCGCGAAGCACCACGAGGCTAGGCACCAGAACCCCCAGTCCCCCATCACTGCTCGCCGCCCTTGAGGTGGAAGCGCGTCCACTCGCCCGCGGCGATGCCGACCTCCACCGGCTGGATGTCAGGGTCGATGGCGTCGATGCTGTTCATCACCACCGTGCGCTCGACGAAGCACATGGTCGCCTCGTCGCCGTGCATGAGTTCGTCCAGGCGCCCGCGGGCGTCGAGGAAGGACTCGAAGGCCTCGTGGTGCCAGCCGCCCCCGTCGTCGCACCAGTTGACGATGGCCTCGATGCTCGCGAAGCCGCTCGGGCACTCGATCTCGAATGACTTCCCGCGCGCTTCGTACCTGATGTTCTCGCGGCGCATCTTCACGTCTCCCATGTCGCCCTCCCTAGCGCTCGTCGAGAGCCTCGTCGCGGCTGATGTCGGTGAAGTCCGTCGACCAGCCGATGCCGTGGGCGGTGAAGCGCACGGAGGTGTACGCGTAGTAGCGCGTGCCGGCGATCTCGGCGCTGTCGAGGTCGCCCTCGACCATGCTCACGGCCCTCGGCGTGAAGCCGAACAGGATGCAGATGCGGTTCGCCACCGATTCAGACGTCTCGGACATGGCGCCGTCGAGGTCATCGTTCGGCGCGAAGGTGACGGGGCAGTTCTTCTTGGTGCTCATGTCGCCCTCCCCTACAGCTCGAAGTCGGAAAAGTCGCGGGCCTCGACGGGCTCGGCCTCGACCGTGATGGCCTCGGGGATGTTCCAGCCGCCCAGCTCGATGTCGATGTAGTTCTCGTTCATTGTTCTCTCCGTTTCGTTTGTGCCCTAATTTATTTAGGGTCGATACCCAAAAAAATATTGCCGTCAATGCCGAAATGCTTTCCCAGCTTGTCCGCCATCGTTGGCGTAAGCTTGTCCGCTTGTGCGTCCTCGATGGCCGTTAGCGTCGGTTCGGTAATTCCAAGAGCTGCGGCGATTTCTTTCTTCTGGAATCGCTTGACTCCGGCTTCTCGAAACTCCTTAAGGTTTTGCATCCGCTCCTCCTTTCGTTGACCTAATCATAATCTAATTTGGGTTGAACCACAACTACTTTTTGCTTTAAACCAAAATTATTTTTGCTTAGGATAAAGACAACGCAGTTAGGAGGCGCTATGGAATTTGGTGAAAAGCTCCGGTCGCTACGTACGAAAGCAGGATTAACCCAGCTAGACATTGCCGAAAAACTTGACGTGTCGGCAGCGGCCATTGGGGCATGGGAAAACGGCCGAGCAAAGCCTCGCCTAACAAAGTTAGGGCAGCTTGCCGAACTTCTAGGGACGAGTGCAGCCGACCTCATGGGAGAGGACGCCGCCGAGGCCGCGATCAGCGGCACGTCGCGCATGGTCCCCCTGCTGGGCTTCGCCCACATGGGCGAGCCGTGCGACGAGGGGAACCTCGCCGACGAGGTCGAGGTCCCCGCCTCCATCGCCGACGCGCACCCGCGCGGCTTCATGGTCCACGCCCAGGGAGGGTGCATGGACAACCGGTTCCCCCACGACGCCCTGCTGCTGGTCGACCCCGACATGGAGCCGGTCAACGGCCAGCCGGTGCTCGCCGAGACGTCCGACTACGGCGCCGTGGTGCGCAACTACACCCGGGGCCGCTCGACCGTGATGCTCACGGCGGACAGCCACAGCGGCGAGTACGACGACATCCTCGCCGGGCCGGGCGACGAGCCCGTGGTCTGCAAGGGCCGCGTCGTCTGGTACATGGGCGAGCGGGACGAGAGGTAGAGACATTGGGGCCGACCGGGCCCCTGCCAACCAGGATGGAAGAACGGAGGAGCGCGGATGGCTCCGAAAGAGGCAATCGAGAAGATCAACGCACTCGGTATAGAGATCGGGGTCGCGTCGACCGGCAGCGGGGACGACTACATCTCGCTCACGGACATAGCGAGGTACAAGAGCGATGAGCCGAAGATGGTGGTGCAGAACTGGATGAGGAACAGGAACACCATCGAGTTCCTCGGTGTTTGGGAGTCGCTCCACAACCCCGATTTTAAAGGCATCGAATTCGATGCCTTTAGGGAAGAGGCCGGGCTCAACTCCTTCACCCTGACGCCAACGAAGTGGATTTCGAGGACAAACGCCATCGGCATAAGGACCAAGAGGGGAAGGTACGCGAGCGGCACGTTCGCCCACAAGGACATCGCATTCGAGTTCGCTTCGTGGATTTCCCCGGAATTCAAGCTCTACGTCATCAAAGACTACCAGCGTCTGAAGAACGACGAGAACAGCAGGATCTCCGGCGAGTGGAACGAGAAGAGGCTCTTCTCGAAGATCAACTACCGCATACACACCGACGCCGTAAAGGAGAACCTGCTGAAGCCGAGCATGAGCCGGCAGGTCGAGGGCTACACCTACGCAAACGAGGCGGACGTCCTCAACGTCGCCCTGTTCGGGATGACTGCAAAGCAGTGGAGGGAGTCGCACGAAGGCGCGACAGGCAACATCCGAGACGAGGCGAGTCTGCACCAGCTGCTCGTCCTCGCGAACCTCGAAAGCATGAACGCCGAACTGATCAAAAGGGGAATCGACCGCAGGCAGAGGGCGGCATACCTACGAGAGATGGCTATCAGCCAACTCTCGACCCTCGAGGGCAGCCCCGTGATAGCGAAGATAGAGGCCGACGATGGAATAGCGGGCGAACTGCCAGAAGACGGGGCGGAGTCATAGCCCGACGCGCAAGCGGTCCGAACGGCCGGCAGCGAGAAGATTGCGAGAATCGAGCCATGAAAAAGCCCCGGGTTTCGGCCCCGAGGCAAGCCACGCCCCGAGCTATGAGCAAGAGGCTAACTCTAAAAGCAGGAGGCGCTGTTTGGGCGCCTCCAGAGGACTCCTTCACACACGCGGTGGATGAGCTAATCAGATTGTCGCCCCATCGCGACGAGATGTAAACCGAACACGTTGTGGAGATTGGGGGCCGGCAAGGGTGAGACCCCATGCGTCTACATCTAGGGAGGTGATGCCCATGAAAGCGAAAAATCTCGAGACCGCAGGCTGATGCCGCGGCCCCGAGACTAAGGAGACGGCCCCTGCACTTTGGAACGTGAGACGGGGCCGGAGTCAGAACCGGGCGAAACGGAGAATAAGCCCGCGATCTGAACGGATCTGATTATATGACAAAGAAGCAGCGCCGCCGCGTCTGGGGCTCCGTGACCGAGATGAGGCGCGGCAAGAAGTACGTCCTGCGCTGGATGCAGAACACGCCGCAGGGCCGCAGGCGCAAGACCAAGACCGTGTACGGCACCTACCGCGAGGCGTGCGCGGAACTCGACCGCATCCACGTCGAGCACGCCGACGACGCCCCCGTGCCCACCATAGCCAAGGCCTACGAGACGTGGCTCGTCCCCAAGATGGCCGCACAGGTCGAGGCGGGGACCCTCGCCCCCAACACCCGCGACCTCGTGTTGCGCTCGTGGAAGAACTACGTCGGACACCGCTGGGGCGCAATGCCCGTCGACCAGCTCCGCGCCGTCGAGCTGCAAGACTGGCTGCTGACACTTCCCGCCGCCACCGCCGATACCGCCCTGCTCACCCTGCGCAAGGTCTACGCCTGCGTCTCGACCTTCATCCGCCTGCCGCTCGACCCGTTCGCCGCCAGCGTCAGGTACACCATGCCCACCCGCAAGACCCGCGAGCGCTCAAAGCGCGTCTACACCCTCGACGAGGCCTTGGGTGTCCTCGACGCACTGCGCGGCAACCCCCTGGAGCCTGCGTTCATCCTCGCGTGCTTCGGCTCCTGCCGCTCAGGCGAGTCGCTGGGCGTCCGCACCGACGAGGTCATGCGCTGGGAGCGCTCCGGCACCGTCCTCGCCTCCGCTGACATCTGCCGCCAGATGCAGCAGTCCGGCACCGAGCCGGTGGGCGCCCTCAAGACCGCCAAGTCCGCCCGCACCGTCGTGATCCTGCCGCAGGCCGCCGACCGCCTCGTCGAGATAGCGGCCTCGCGCGCCGCCGAGGGCCGCGAGTGGATGTGCGACCGGGGCGACGGGCTGCCCATGAATCGGAGCATTTGCAACAACCGCTGGCGGAAACTCTGCGCCGCCCGCGGCATCGAGCACATCCCGTGGTCGAACCTCCGCAACTCATGGCGTACGATAGCGGAGGTCGAGCTCCGCCTGCCGTGGGACCTCATAGAGATGCTGATGGGCCACGCCCTCCCCGGCGTCTCGGGACGGAACTATATCCGGCCCACCGCCGAGCAGGTCGTCCGCGCCGCCTTCGACGCGCTTGGGATAAGTTAGGATATTCCCCCGCAAAGCCGCAGGTAGATGGCACGCAGTTAGTTGTGGCAGTATTAAGATTCGCAGCCCAAAACCACCGCAAAGGGGACAGGCACCTTTGTGGCGGTTCCCACAAACATCTCGATCTGTAACAGTTAGAGTCCATTTTTCGGCCCACCTGTTACAGATTGAGACATTCAAAT